GCGTTTATTGTTATTTGTGGTCTCTCCCACCGTCACGGCTAAGGGTATCGGCGTACCGGCCTCAGCCAACAGAAGCGGGGTCCTACTCTGAGGTGCCCCACTTCCCTTCCATTACCGCTCCTGCAAAGACCGCGAGGGTTTGCAGTTTTGCCGTTACAATGCCACGGACACGGGCAATACATTAGTTTAGACGAGTTATTTTAATCCGTCCAACTCCAGAGTCAGTGAGACCGATAGCATCAGCCGCACCTTTACTAAGATCTAGTTCCCTTCCAGGAATGAAAGGACCACGATCTGTTACCCGAACAATGGCACACCTCTGGTAGCAGACTTTTAGTCTTGTACCGAAGGGGAGTGTCTTGTGCGCTGCAGTAAGGGCATGTTGATTATACCGTTCGCCATTCGCGGATAGCGAACCATGGAAACCAGGTCCGTACCAAGAGCTAATGACTGACAGAGTAGTTAGAAGAGGAATCATTGTTTAATAGCGAAGGACTTCATATTGCTTACTCCTTCTAATCAGCCAATACACTCGCAGTATTGACTGATGTACCAATAGGTCAGCAGCCTTTCTTACCGCCGCTGCCTTTACCGCCTTTACCTTTCATTGTTAAATACCAAATTATGCGTACAAGAAGTAACCAGACACATCGTTAGCAGCAAGGCCAGTGGCTGTATTATCAGTCAGACCTTTTGCTGATGTAACACTATAAGTCATTGCAGTGCTAAAGCCAATACCACCTTCGTTTCTAAACGTTGCTGAACCACCTGCTGGAATGTCGATTTCAAACGAAGCAGCGGTGGTGCCTAAAGTCGGCGCAGTAGCATTAAACACTTTGACAGAACGAAGACCAGTTGCACTATTTTGCAAATAGTAACCAATCATTCGACCAGTTGAGGCTTTAATTGTGGCAGCAGCTGGAGTAGCAGGGCTTAACACGCTGACAAATGATGCAGCACCTGTATTTGATGCTCTGTATTGAACTCCAACGTCACCGATTGTATTAGAACCAGCTGGTAGCGCAACTGTAGGTGCTGATCGATTACTATTAAACCTGGCTACACTAATTGAAGTTGCACCTGCAGTTGTTGCCGTACTAAGTCTAAGGCGTAGATATCGGCACAGTGAAGTAGTGACGAATACGCCAGCAGCGGTTATAGTAGTGGTGGAAGAGTTTGCAGGGGTAAGTAACGTTGCGCCTACCCACGTCGTATTATCGTTAGACCATTCAGGAGTAATGACACCAGTAGTGCCTAGCGATGTAACCTGAATCCCAAGTGATTCGCTCCCTGCTGTATCAATATTCAACAGGACGGTGTTAATTGGAATAACACCACTTGCATTATAGTTTAAAAGTGAAGTTGCTGAGGACCAAGACGAAGCTCTGGTTACAGTACTCAGCCTAGGATCATATGGTGAAGCGTCTGCCATTAAAAGATACCAGGAATAAGTTGTCCGGTGGTTAGATAAGCGCCAATACCAGCCACGATACCAAGCATAGCCAGGCGACCGTTGAGAAGTTCAGCGCGTGCATTGAAGAAAGTCATTTTAGAATTGAATGGTGGAGCGTTCAAGTTTATCTGCAATGTCCTGTCGATAAGCAGGATCATTTTCATAGCGTGGATCACTCATTGCACGTACTACTTCAGCTTGTGAGCGGAAGACATCAGCAGTTGTACGAGGTGCAGAGCCAGTCAACAGTTGACCGTCATACCCTTCTGCATCCTTGTAGCGTGCATTCAATGCCTGAGCTGCAAAGAACATAGCAAGAGGGTCTCCACGATCCATCACAGCGTCATACATAGCGATCTCTTGTTCGCTAAGATTCTGTCCAGCCCATTGAATCATTGATTGATACTCTTCAGCACCACCAATAGATCCTTGGATCTGTTCAATATCTTGAGGTGTTGCTTGAGGTGCTGACTGTTGTTGTTGATTGCTAAGGAACATATTAACAACATCAACAGGATTCATTCCTTCTACCTCTTGAACAAGATCCTGACTCCACTCTCCTTTACGGTAGGAATCCATGATCTGATCATAGATATTGGTAACCTCCTCTGGTTGCTCCTCCTCCTGAGGCTGCTCATCATCTTGTGGTTGATCCTCAGTGGACTTATCACCTAGTCGCTTCTGAAGCTCAAGGTAGCCTCGCTCAAGATCCTCTGCACTCTTGTATTTACCTGCAAGAAGCTGCTGATCATGCTCGGCTAGCTTCTCTCCAATTGCTAGAGATTCTTGTTCATCGGCTGTGAGTTCACCATCAGCCTCATCATACGG